TAAATCGAGTTCATCCGTGCGAGGACGGAGCCGCGGCCGAAGAGCTCTTTGCCCATCGAATCGGTGCTCACCAGCACGGGAATGTTTGCTTCTGCTTTGCCGCTTGTCATCGGACCGATAAGCAGGGTTTTCAGGTCGGAAGTGGCCGTATTCGCCATCGAATTGTCGACTTCCGCATAAAAAAGCGGCACTCGGATGCCGCTCGGAATGTGATTGAATGAAACTGTCATTCTTTATCTCCGGTTAAATCAATCTTCACTTTCGCTTCAATTTGTCCGTCAGGTTTGCTGAGGTCAACGTCCACCATCGCCGTGTCCCACGGTCCAAGCGCCGCAATGTCCAAACCATGCCGCGTATCGCCGTCAACAATGTCGAATTCAACGGAGAATTCGAGCTGAACGATGAGTCTGGCGCGGTTCAGGTCTACAATCGAGAGCCCTTCATACTGAATCGGGTCCCTGTCGATTTCTTTGCCAAGAAGTGCGTGAAACACCTCTTTTTTAAGGTCAACCGCCTGTTCCCAGGCAGAAAGTCCCTGTTCGTCCGCAGCGTTGTTCACCATCAGAACCACTGCGAACTCAAATTTGACTGCCTGGCGATACCGGGTGAAGGACTGCGGGTCCTCCGTTGTCTCGGTAAGAGGCAGGACGAAAGCGCAGGGGAGGTCGGCAGAAGCCGTGTCGTCAAGCGTTGCGTACTCTGCAACCCCGAAAATCCGCTTTCTCAGCGTCGGACAGTACGCTCTCAGGTCTTCAATGATGCTTCTGAGCTTCATTTAAACGCTCCTCCTATCACTCCGGGCTTGATTGCGTCCGCAAGGACCTTCCGGAGCACGCTCTGATACTTCGTCTCTCCGTATCGGAGCGCGGCGTCGATGATGTAGTTGTTGCGCGGCAGGGCAACCTTTTTGCCGCTTCGGTTTGCTTCATGCCGGCGCTTTCCCGTGCGGGTTCTGAGCGCTTTTTTAGGTCCCACATGCCCGTAGTACACGTAAGCGGGGTAGAACTCCTTGAGCGCCTTCGTGGAGTAGTTCGCAACGCCCACGGAGAAGCCCGATTTCGAGACTTTTGCCGAAATCGACTGTCTGAGGTGGCCCGTGTGCATGCCGGGATTCGCGTAGGGCTTTGAAAGACCCTTGCGGCTCACAAGCTTGCGGCTCAGTTTCGTGACTTCGGCGCCCACCTTCCTGAAGCCTTTTTTCAGGACGCGCTTGTCGAAGTCAGGAAAAGAGAGCGGTTTTTCAAACGATACGTTGAATTTCAGCGGATCAGGCATGCAGCACCTCGCATTCAAGCAGGGTAAAGCGCCCTGCGCCGTTGCAATCCGTGATGCGCTTCGAGCGGTACCTTAAGCCGTCGCACTGAATCTCGATAAGGCGCGGCAGATCCTGCGGCCGTGTGATCCCGCGTATGCTGCGGACGTAGAGGCGGTGAGTTACCGCGTCTTCCGTCTGTATATTGTCCCAGTAGACGGAGCCGCCGATCACTTCCACCTTGCACCAGCCCTCAAAGAGCAGTTCCTGCTCGTTTTCCTTGTCGGAAGCGTCTTTCGGAAGCTGACGGACCCGCAGAATGCGGCACCTTTTGTTCATCTCACCCGGAAGAGGCAGAATCATAGCTAGCTCCAAGTACGGTAAGGATCGAGCAAAGCACCAAGGAAAGGCAGTGTTTTAAGCTCTCCGGCTGTTGCATGACCGCGGTTTTCATAGAAAGTGGCGGCATGCGCAAGGATCCACGTCTTGATTGCACTGGGAACCTCGTCCGCAGTCTCCGCAAGTCCTTCCTCACCTTCGCGGGTGATGATGGCCTGCTGCATCTCATGCTCGCACATCTGCGTGCATGCAAGACAGAGCGACATGATCAGCTCTTTGTCGAAGTCGCAGTCCACCCGAAGATGCGCCCTGGCTTCTTCCCACGTGACGGCACAAACCGCCGTGCGAGTGTCGATGCTCATACCTTCACCTTCTTCGTTTTAGCGGCCTTTTTTGCCGTTCGATACTTTGCGAAGCCTGCCTCAACATAGGTTTTTGCAAGCTCTTCCCTGAGAACAAGCGTCTGACCCTTCAGGACTTTGCCCACGACCGTCAAAGCATCCTTCGTAAATTCGATCTGCATTACGGACCTCAAAAGGAAGGAGGGACCGAAGCCCCTCCGTATTTACCTAATTAGGCGGCAGAAGGAAGCGCAAATGCGCCTCCGACAATCGCCTGCGGACGTTCGACGCTGAAGCCGACGCGGCGTTCTGCGCGGATCGTGACCAAGTTCTTCTGAACGTTGTCGCTGTCCTGTTCGAACATTTCGATCGTGATGCCTTCGCGGTTCCAGACGGTCGCGGCCTGCGTCGTGTCGAGGATGGCGAACTTGCCTTCCGGAATGGCAGGAGATTCGACCACTTCAACGCCCCAAAGAGTCTTGGTCGTGACGGTGGCGGGATCGGCGATGACGTATTCACCGTTTTCGCGCTTCGTCATCTGGAGACGAGACCAGTCAACCGGATTCAGAAGGATGACGTTCGGACGGAAGAGCGCAGTCTGAACCTTGGTCTTTGCGTAAAGAATGAGGTCAAAGAGGCTCGGAGAGTTGCCGAGGTCAGCCAAAGAAGCCTGATGTTCGGTGAAGTTTCCTGCCGTGAAGATGCCGGAGAGGTTCTGGCCTTTGCCGTCGCCCTGAACAAGCTGATCTTCAACAACGAGGTCCACGCCGTACACCATGCGGGTGTTGAGGTAGGCAATAAGAGCAGGTCCGTCAGCCAGAAGCTGTTTGGAGACGCGTGCCAGGTGGGCGATCGTGCGGATGTTGCCCGTCTTCACTTCAAAGTCTACGGAGCTGAACGGCTTCTGAGCACCTTCTTCGATGAAGGCGGCACCGTTTACGAAGCTCTTTTCCTGAACGTATTCGAAGGAGTTGGTGCTGATCGGAGTAGACGGCAGCAGAGCTTCAATCGTGAAGGGACGGAAGGTACCCGGAAGGATGCCGGGGCGGCGATAGGCCTGAATGACGCCGTTCGTCGGAGTGAGCATCGGATTTGCGGCTTCTTCCTTGACTTCGCGCTTTTCTTCGGCAATTTCCATGCGGAAGCGGGAAGCGGAGCCGTCTGCGAAGCTCTTAAACTGGGCGCTGTCGGCAATCTGAGCGCCAAAGGACTTCGTCTGAGCCGAAGTGCTGATCTTAAGACCCTTCTGCTGCACTTCAAGAAGCTGTTTGGAAAGTTCAGCCTGCTTGGCGGCAAGGGCGTCAAATTCTGCTTTGGACGGCTGGGCGGCCATCTTCTGTTCGATGGCGTCCAAAGAATCCGTAATTCTCTTTACATCAAAGGTTGTATCGGTCATTTTGGTTTCCTATAGAGGTTATTGGAACTTTGCTCTGAGGCGGTTTACGCGCTCAAGAACTTCCTGCATCGCTTTCTCATCCTTTTCAGCATCCCGCTGAACCGATATGAGCGATTTCGCCTTGGCCACAAGTGCCTGGGCGTTCGACTTCGAGAAACCGCCTGCTTCCCGCAGGAAATTTTCCAAGTCTCTAATGCTTTTGATTTCGTCGATGTCTTCGGACTTCACTTCACTGATCCGGGCGGCCTTGTCCGCAGGGAAGGTGACAACGGAAATCTCGTAAAGCCGCTTGATTTCCTTGATGTCACGGCCTCCGTCGGCCTTTTCCGTGTACCCGTCATGGTCAAGCGAGTATCCAATGGAAAGGCCGTCCAAGGTACCGTGCTTCAGCGCGGCCTTGACCGCTTCGGCTTCGGGGTTGCCGGGCGTCAGTTCGCCGCGGACGAAAAGCCCGTTGCCGTCTTCCTGAAGTTCGATCCACTTGCCAATCGGAAGAGCGTTGGCGTTGTGATTAAAGAACATCTTCGGTGTTTCTTCCTTCAGCACCTTCTTGTATGCGCCGGGAAGAATTGTGTCGTTGTACGAGTCCACGCCGTTAAAGACTGATGCGTATCCGGAGAAGATTCCGCTCTCGTCTTCAAACTTGACTTGAACGTCTTTAAGAGAAATGTTTTTCGTCAGCATCATTGCCTCACAGTTGAACCGTCGGACGGGCTGTTTCCCGTCTCAGTCTGTTGTCCCAGTTTCTCCAAAGGCATGAGGTTCGACTGGGCGGTAAGCGCATCTCCGCCTTCCTGCGGCGGCAGGTTTTCAAGGGAACGCACTTCGTTGCGCGTCATCATGCCGTTCTGCGCCATCGTGCTGTAATAAGCAGCGCGTTCCTGCGGAGCGGCCTTCAAAAGCGCATCAAACTTGATTTCGATG